CGGCGCGCAGCCGCGCCTTATGCAGCGCGAGCGCGCCGCCCCTCAGCCGGTAGCCGTTTGGCGCCGCGCAGCGATGCCCCGCGCCCGCCAGCGCCGCCGCGACGAGGCCGACGCAATCGAGCCCGGTCGCCGCATCGCGCCCGTGCAGGCGGAAGGGCGCGCCGACAAGGCTCCGCGCCGCCGCGACGATCGCCGCTTCCCGCCGCATCAGCGCGCCCCCGGATAGCGGGTCAGCAGGTCGCTGCCCGGCAGATAGGGTTCGCCCCGGAAATTGGCCGCATTGGAAAAGCGGTCCCGGCAGGTCGCGATCAGCCGGTCGCACCCTTCGGTCAGCAGCGCGCGCGTCCCCGGCGCGACGGGAAAGGCGGGCAGGTCCGAAAGGGTCGCGCCGTCCGCGTCATTGGCGATCACCGATTGGGTCAGCCCGCAATTTGCGCCCTCCAGCCAGCGCAGCGCGCCGAACGCATAGGCCCCCGCGACCAGCCCGCCTCCGCCGATGACCGCCCTGTCCTCCTCCATCGCCGCCACCACGACCAGCCGCCGATGGCGCGCAAGATCGACCCGGCACGCCCGATCGCCCAGCCGCGCGCGGCATCCGGGCGAGGTTTCCGGCGCGACCGGGGCCTGCAACGCCGCATGCGGGCCGCGCAGCTCGACCGCGAATTTCTCGCCCTGCTGCTCGACCGCGCCCAGCTCGCCGCGCATCAGCTCCAGCCACAGCGCGCCCGGATCGGTCCATTCGGTCAGGTGCAGCCACAGCGCCGCGCCGTCCCAGCGCCCGGCGCGCAGATCCTCCTCGCGGATCGCATCGCTGCTGAGCGCGCCCTGAAGGTCCATCGCGTCGGCCTCCAGCCCGATGCCCCGCGCGATGGCCGACGGAACGAGGCCCGGCGCCGCGCGATAGGGAAAGCCCGCCACCGTCAGATCGCGGTCATGGCTGGTGAGGCCCAGCGCCACCCCGTCGCGCCGCTCCAGCCGCCAGCAAAAGGCCAGCGCGGCAAGGTCCTGCGCCAATATCGCCGCACCATCGCTCATGCCCGCACCTCGATCAGCGGTACCGAGGGCGCTTCCCCGGCGGCGAAGGTCGCGCGGTTGATCTCCAGCCGGTCCTCGGCGAAGCGCACCGGCACGTCGAAGCGATAGCCGCAGGTCAGCACGGCGCCCTCGCCCGGCGGCTCGTCGAACGCGATCACGCCCAGCCCGGCATGGCTCCAGCCGCCCGCCTGCTCCACCCCGTCGATGGCGACGCGGATGCTGCCCGCGACCGGCCGGGTGATGATCCGCCGCTGCGCATCCGCCCCCGCGCCATAGCTTTTCCCCAGCTGGAACTGGCTGGTCACGCCGTCGCCGGTGCCCAGCCGCTGGTCGATCGCGGTGACGGCCTGCCCCGACGGCCCGCTCTGATGGTCGAACGGATCGGTGAAGCGGAACGCCCGCGCCGCGCCCCGCCGCGCGCGGAAAAAGGCGATCAGCTCGACCAGATCGCTTTCCGACCGCACGCCCGGCCCGGCATCGAAGCCCAGCCGCGCGTCGGCCCAGTCGCTGCTGCGCCGTTCATGGCCGGACAGGCTCTCGACGATCTGGGTCGAGAAGGCGGGCGCCACGCTCGCCTCCCGCCCGATCGCCAGCGGAAACAGCACATCGTCAAAGGCCTGCATATCGCCTTCCCCTTCCAGATCAAATGTCGTGAACCCGTCGCGCGCCACCTGCGGCCACGCCCAGACGAACACCGCCGCCGCGCCCCGCGCCTGCCCGGCCCGCGCAGCCGCCTCGATGCGCGGCCAGTGCGCGGCGGCGTCCTCGGCCCTGAGCACGAAGCCGGAGAGATAGTGCTGCTCCCCCGCCGCATAGCCCAGCCGTGCGCTCGCCGCCGCCACGCCCTGCCCGGTGCGGGCGCTGCGCCCCTCGGTCACCCAGTCATAATCTTCCAGTTGCAGCAGGTCGAAAGCGGGCTTCGCCCAGCCCGTCGGCATGTTCACCCGCCGCGCCTCCGGCATCAGCGGATCGAGCACCGTCGGCAGATAGGCCAGCAGATGCGTGACCGCGCCGGGCGCCTCGTCCCGCACCGCCGCGCACAAGGCCGCGGTCGAGGCCGCCAGCAGCGCGCCCGCCTGATCCAGCAGCGCCTTCTGCGCAGCGTCGAGCGGTTCCCGCATATCCGCGATTGCCACAGGGTCGCCGCCGAAAGCCGCCTTCGCCGCCTCGTCATAGAGGCATATCCGCCCGTCCGCAGGCATGATCCACCACCATGGCTCGCCCACCTGGAATTTGGGCGCGAGCCCCGCCTCCCGCCCGATCGCGACGAACGCGCGGCCCACCGCCTGCAAATAGGCCATCGCCTCGCCATGGGCCGGGGACAGCAATGTCGAGGGCGGTTCCCACCCGGTCAGCGCCGGGTCGCCATTGGCCGCGCGCTGCTTCCACCCTTGCGGGCAATGGGCGTCGAACAGCTCGTAGGACAGCGACCAGATGATCCCCAGCCCCATCGCCTTCGCCCGCGCCGCGAAATCGCGATGCCACGCCGCACACGGGCCGTTGAGCGGCCCGCCCTCCAGCGTGGCGAGCAGCTCGCTCCCGTCCCTCGCCAGCCGGAAATAATGGCTCATCCCGACATAATGGAGAATGTCGCCGCGATAGCCGAGCGCATGGATCTGCCGCACCAGCCGCTCCGGCGTCTGGTTGTAGCCGTCGTCATAGCCGGTCGCGATCGACAGGCCGTGCTCCGGCACCATCACGTCGCCCACCGAGAGCACCGACCCCGACCCGTTGCAGCCTATGCCGCTCAGTTCCACCCAGCCTTCCCGCGCCTGCTCGAACGGCGTCGACCCCCGGTCATAGCCGGGCGGGACCAGCGAGAGGAACAGACGGTCCACATCGCCCGCCCACACCGGGTCCGCCTCGGCGGGCAGCGCGAAGCCGCCCTTCAGATCGCCAAAGTCGAGCGTGACCGTCGCGTCCTCCGGCGACCCCTGCGCATAGTTCCACAGCCGCACATACCAGCTGCGCGGCGCGCCGCTTTCGTCGCGCCCCTCGATGGTCAGCGTCGGCCCGTCCACCGCGCCGAGCGGCTTCAACCCCTCGCTCCGCCAGCGGAAGCACAGCACGCAATGGCGGAAATCCCGCGCCGTCTCATAGGCGAGCAGCGGATGGCTCCACTTGTCCTCCGCCTCCCAGATCAGGCCCGCCAGATCGCCCGAGCCATGGAACACCGCCTCGACGCGCAGCGCATCGGGCGCGGTGGTGACGACGCCCGCCATCATCGGCCGGGGAAAGTTGACGGTCCAGTAGGGCGGCGCGAACCGCTTGATGAAGATGCGCTCCTGCGCCCGCCCGGCAGGCGCCAGCCAATAGGCCATGGGATACTCCTTTTCGGCAGTCTATTCGTCATGCCAGCGCAGGCTGGCATCTCTGGAGGCTTGGCCCAGCGCTATCGAGAACGATGCCAGCCTGCGCTGGCATGACGGACAGAGAGGCGGGGAAGGCTCGAATATAAGAACCGTTCGGGCTGAGCTTGTCGACCCGAAGGGCGGGCGGAGGTGGGGGATAGCCCGCCGCAAAACCTACTGCGACAAGGCCCCCCGCACCGTCCGCGCAATCTGCCGCGAGCTGCGGGCGAGCGCCTGCGGGGCGCTGCCCTCCGGCGCGCGGACATTGATCGAGACGCGCACGTCGCGCCCGCCGCCCGTCCCCGCACCCGCCGCCACCACGGTCCCGCTGCTCGTCGGCACGAACAGCTCCGGCCCGTTCTCGCCCACGCGATAGGCCCGCCCCGGCGACACCGGCCCGCCCGTCGCCCGGCCCGGAGCGCCGAGCGCCGCCAGCGCGATGGTGGTCAGCCCGCCCAGCAGCCCGCCGCCGCCCGATCCGCCGCCCAGCCCCAGGGACGACAGGCCGGAGGACAGCGCACTGCGCGCAATGCTGTTCATCGCCGACAGCGCCACGCCGCGCAGGTCGTCGAACCCCAGCTTGCCGGTCCGCACCGCGCGCAGCAGCGTCGTCTCGATCGCGCGGCCCGCCCGCTCCGCCCCGCTCGCCAGCGGCCCTTCCAGATCCTGCCGCATCGCCGATAGGTCGCGCGCAAAACCCTGCGTGTCGGCCCGGACCGCGATCACCAGCCGGTCGATTTCCTCATCCATCGGGAAACATCTCCTGCAATCGGGCGATGCTGGCGCGCGACGGCGGGGCCGCGCCCGCGCCACCCTCCTCCGCGCCCAGCATCACCCGGACTATGCTTTCCATCTCGGCCGGGGTGGCCTGCCAGAACCGGTCGGCGCTCCACCCCAGATGCCAGCCCGCGAGGCCGGACAGGCGCAGAGCGACCGGCGCGAACCGCCTCTGCGCCTCCGCCTCCGCCGCCGCGCTCATCCCGCGCCCGCCAATATCTGCCGCAGCACCGCCTTGAGCGCCGGAGTCGCCGCGACCAGCCCCTGCGCCGCCACCGCCTCGCCCAGATCGGCGCGGCCGATCGCCTCGGGCCAGCCATGGCGGCAATGCCAGAACAGCGCGATCATCTCGGCCAGCCGCAACTCGCCCGCGCCCGCCCGCTCGACCAGCGCGAACAGCGGCCCCAGTTCCTCCTCCGCCGCCACCAGCGCGGCGAAGCTGGGGCGCAGCATCAGCCTCTCGCCCCGCACGACGAGGCTCGCCTCGCCGCGCAGCGCATTGGGACCGCGCAGCGCATCGGCCTGCCTCGCCCCGCTCATAGCCCCGCCACTCATAGCGACGTCACCGGGCCGGAGCTTTCGAGGCTGATGGTGTAATTGCGCTCGCCATTATAATCGCCCGCATATTCGAGCCGGGTGACGAGAAAGCGCCCGCGCATCCGCTCGCCGCTCTCGAAGCTCAGCTCATAATCGTCGATCGTGCCCGCCAGCGCATGGTTGCGCAGGCGCGTCTCGCCGCCCGATCCGGTGAAGATGCCCGCCGCCGACACGCTGACCGACCGCACGCCCGCGCCCGACAGCAGCTCGCGCCAGCCGCCCGAATCCTTGCTGGTGACGTTCACCGCCTCGCCGCTCACCTGCAATTGCGTGGTGCGCAGCCCGGCCACGGTCGCATAGGTCACCGGCGCATCGCCATTGCCGACCTTCAACAAAAACGCGCTTCCTTTTTCGACGCCCATGGCGCACTATTCCTTTCAGTGTGATGGCAGGCGGACGACGATATTTTTCGCCTTCCGTCGTGCCTTTTGGGGTGGAGAGGTTTCGATGGTTATCGTTGCACTGATATTGGCCGCCGCCGCGCCCGCCGACGCGGTGCCCAAGGCGCGCCAGGCCTATGCGTCCTGCCTCAGCGGCTACACCAACGACGCCGCGACGAAGAAAGTGGCGCGCGATGCCTTTCTCGCCGGGCTGAAGACCAAATGTGCCGACAAGGAAGCCGCCTTCCGCACCGCGCTGATGGCCGCCGACCGGACCGACGGCATGACCGAGCAGGAAGCCCGGCAGGACGCGAACGATCAGGTCGCCGAATATATCGAGAAGATGACCAGCGACTACGACAGCGCGCAGTAACGGCGGGGCAGCCGGGCGGATTACCAGTCCGCAGGGCTGGGCGACATTCGCCGGCGGGCGGATCAGCCAAAGCGACGGACTGAAGGTGAGCAAGCCTCCCTCCGCCGTCGCCCCGGCGCAGGCTGGGGCCGCAAGCCCAGGATCTCAGGCTATGTCACGCGCCGCCGCCACAGATGCCAGCCTGCGCTGGCATGACGGATTGGGGGACTGGTTAGCTGCCCCCAACCTAATCGTCATGCTGAACTTGTTTCAGCATCCATCAAGCCCCACAGTCCGCTGGTCAATGCGGTGAAATGGACCCTGAGCCGAAGGCCAGCGCAGCTAACCAGGTTCAGGGTGACGGTAAGGCTAAGGTCCGCTCCCCATCGCCGAACCGCCGCCCGCCTCACTCCGCCGCCAGTACGCGAATGCGATAGTCCATCAACCCGTTCCACCGCCCCGCATTGGTGCGCAACAGGCGCGAGCGGACGAGGCGCAGCGAGGCGATGCTCCACCCCGCCACCGTGCCGGACAGCCGCTGCACCACCTCATCGGCCAGCGTCAATATGCCGCCGATCCGCGTCGCCGTCTCGATATCGTCCTCCACGGTGAGGGTGATCCGCACCTCGCGGCCCGGCCGGTCCTTGCATCCCCAGTCCGTCCCGCCGCACTCGCCCACCACCAGCATCGGCGGCGTCGCCTTCGCGGGCATGCCGTCATGGACGCGGTTGATCCTCGCGCCCAGCACTGCATCGTCCCGCAGCAGCGCCAGCACCGCCGCGCGCATGTCATGATCCGCCTTCATAATCCCGTCCTCCCGATATCGCGCAGCCTCGCATCCCTGATCCACCGGTCGAGCAGGCCGCGCCCTTCCAGCACCACCTCCTCGCCCTCGACCCGCGCGACGATGCCGCCCAGCGCCTCCGCCTCCCCGGCCAGCGCCTGCCGCAGCGCCGCCGCCCGCGCCTTGCCCGCCCGCGCGGCGCGCTCCCCAGCCACGCTCATGCCAGCCGCATCCGCCGCCACGGCCGCCACAGCGCGGTGACGATGGCGGGCGGCGTGTCGCTCGCGCTTTCGCCGAAAAGATGCGCGGCCAGCCGCACCACCCCCTGCCGCAACGGATCGGGAAGGTCCGCCCAGTCCTCGGCCAGCCCCGCCGTCAGGCCGATGCTGATCCGGCCCGGCAGCGGCGCCGCCGTCACCCGCACCCAGCCGTCGCCGTCCGCGTCGATGTCGATCGCATAGCCATCCGCCGCGATCGGGCTTTCCGCGCCGCCCGCATCCACCGCCGCCACGGCCGCGATGCCGCGCACCGGGCAGGCGTGCAGCCGCCGCCATTCCCGCGCGGGCGCGAGCATCTCCTCGCCCGCCCGCGCGAACAGGCGCTGCGCGCAGAAATCCTCCGCCATGCCGATCGCCGAGCGGCACAGCGCCTCGATCGCCGCGTCGTCCTGCGCCGTCTCGATCCGCAGCCAGCTTTTCGTCTCGTCCCGCGCGCCCTCGATGATGGGCTGCGCCACCGCTTCCATTCGCACCGTCATCGCATGCGCCTTTCCCTCAAGCTCCAGATAAATGGGTGCGGCCCCCCTCCCGCGAAGGAAGGGGGGCCGGCCGCTCAGGACGCGGCGAACTTCAGCAGCTTGATCGCATTGCTGTCGGTCACCGCCCCGCCCAGCCGCTTGACCGCGTAGAAATGCACGAACGGCTTGTTGCTGTAGGGGTCGCGCAGGATGCTCGTCTCGCTGCGCTCGGCGATCACATAGCCGCGCCGGAAATCGCCGAACGCGATGGAGAGGCTGTCGGCGCCGATATCCGGCATGTCCTCGGCCTCGATCACCGGATAGCCGAGCAGCGTCGCCGGGGCGCCCGCCGCCATCGCCGGCTGCCACAGGAACGCGCCGTCCGCCGTCTTGAACTTGCGGATGCGCGAAAGCGTCGCGCTGTTCATCACGAAGGCCGCACCCTGCCGATAGGGCGCGCGCAGCGACTGAATGAGATCGATCAGCACGTCCTGCGGGCTGCTCGACGGGAAGGCGCCCGACACGCCGCTCGGCACATGCTGCACCGTGCCGAACGAGCGGGCGCCGTCGCCCGCCGCGCTGGTCTGGTAGCTGAGGAAGCCCCTGGGCTGGTTGGTGCCGGTGCCGCCCACGAACGCCGCCCCTTCCGCCTTCGCGAATTCCTGCGCTATCTCTCCGGCCAGCCAGCCCTCGACGTCGAACGCCGCATCGTCCAGCATCGCCTGGCTGGCCGCCGGATTGGCGTACAGCTCGCCCCAGGGCGGCGCGATCTCGTTGAAGGTCGGGGTGGCGGTTTCGGCCCGCGCGCCGGTCTCGCTCGCCCAGCCCGAGGGCGTGCCGCCGCTCGCCACCAGCTTGCGATAGCCCGCCGTGCCGGTGCGCACCACATTGGCGATGGCGCGGATCGGTGAGATCGCCTTCAGCACCGAGTCGATCTGCGCATCGACCTCGCGCGGGACGGCATAGCCGCCGCTCGCCCCGGTCGCGCCCGACAGGCTCTTGAGCTCGACCCCCGCTTCCTGCCCGCGCCGCAGATAACGGTCGACGAAGGCCGCCCGCGCCGGGTCCGCCTCCGCCCCCTTCACGCCGTCGAGCGCGGGCCGCTCCACCGCGCCCCTGCGGATACCGGCCACCTGTCCTTTCAGCGCGGCGATATCGGCCTCCACCACCGCAAGACGATCCGCGCCCGCTAGCGCGTCGAAGCTCTCTTCCAGAGCATCGGCTTTCACTTCATACATAGGCTTCTCCTGTCATGCCCGTTGCAACGAAAAAGGCCCCGCATGTGCGGAGCCTTTGGGAACCTCTCAGAGTGGGGCAGAATGCCGCCCCCACCCTATTCGACCGCGTGAACCCGCGCGCCCGGCTGCATCGGAAAGGTGACGAGGCTCACCTCGACCAGATCCAGATCCTTGAGCACGCGGGGGCAGCGCCCGTCGGCGCGGGCGACGCGATAGCCGAAGGACAGGCCCGTCACCCGCCCCGCCTTCAGCAGCGCGCCGGCCTCCCCGGCCTCGCCGTCCAGCCGCCCGATCACGCGCAGGCCGCGCTCGTCCTCGGCCATGCGCTCGATCGCACCGATGCGACGGCCGGGGCGGTGCTGCCACAACAGCGGCACCGCCCGCGCCCCCCAGGCCCGGATCGCGCGGGCGAAGGCGCCCTTGCGGATGATGTCGCCGCCGCGATCCTCCCGGTCGAACAGCGCCGCATAGCCCGCGAAGCGCACGCCCGCCGTTTCCGCTGGGCCGCTCATCCGCGCACCAGCGAGAACAGGCCCAGCTTCACGGCCATGCCGATCAGCATCAGCGCCAGCCCCGCGCGCACCAGCCAGCCGATCACCGCGCCCTTCGCCGCGCGCTTGGCATCCCGCCACGCGCCCAGCAGCTCGCGCAATTCCCGCACGTCGCCCTCGGCGGCGCGGTCGGACAGGCCGAGCCGGTCGAGCGCCCGGCCCGCGCCCATCTCGCTCGCCTCCTCGACCAGCGCGCGCAGCATCACCAGGTCGCCGCCCAGTCCCTCCGCCTGCGCGACGAGGCCCGCGACGATATCGCTGTCCCTCATGCCCTGCCTCCCTTCGGGTCGATATCCAGCATCGCGCGCTTTTCCTCCGCCGTCAGGAAATCCGCCGCGCCGACGCGCTGCCATTGGGCGTCCCGCTCCTCCGCCAGTTCGGGCAGGCGGTCGAGGTCGGGCGCCAGCTCCAGCCCCGGCATCCAGCCGCGCAGCCCCTGCGCCAGCCCGCCCAATATCTTGCCGAGCAGCGGCAGGATCGTCTGCCGCCACAGCGCGCGGTTCGCCTCGCGATAATTGGCGTAGGTATTGTCGCCCGGCAGGCCGAGCAGTAGCGGCGGCACGCCGAAGGCCAGCGCGATCTCCCGCGCCGCACCCTGCTTCAGCGCGACGAAATCCATCTCGGACGGCGACATGCTGAGCGTCTGCCAGCTCAATCCCCCTTCCAGCAGCATCGGCCGCCCGGCATTGGCCGCGCCCTGAAAGGCCGCCTCCATCTCCGCCTTCAGCCGGGCGAACTGCTCGGCCGAAAGCGTCGCGCCATCGCCCGGATCGTAGACCAGCGCGCCGCTGGGCCGCGCCGCATTGTCGAGCAGCGCCTTGTTCCAGCGCGTCGCCGCATTGTGGATCGCCACCGGACCCGACGCCGCGCCAAGGCACCCCAGCCCGTAATGATCGTCGAGCGGGTTGGCCGTCTTCAAATGCACGATCGCGGGCCGCCCGGCGCCGTCCTCGGCGCAAAGGCGGCTCGTCCGGTCGCCGACGCGATAGCAATAGGCGACCGGCCAGCCCCGCGCGTCGACCTCGACGCCGACCCTCTCCGGGCGCAGCGCGAACAGCTCGGCGGGCTCGCCGTCGGCGTCGCACATTATCTGCGCATAGGCATTGCCGTGCAGCAACAGGTGCAGCGCCAGCGTCTCGACCAGCCCCTGCCCGCCCGACACCCGCGTCGCCAGCTCGCACGCGCGCGCATTGTCGGCGGCGGCGGCGCCCGCGGCACGGATCGCCGCGCCGCCCGCGCCCTCCGTCACCAGCCGCACCGCCCGCTGCGCGACCGGATTGGCGAGCACCGCCGCGCGCACCTGCGGCTCATAGGCGGAGGGCCATTCCCCCGCCGCCGCGGCGCCCGCCATCCACCCCGCCGCGCCCCAGCCATGGGTGCGCGACAGCGCCGGGCGCGGCGAACCCGCCGCACCCTTCCATCCGAATAATTTCATAAATGCTGCTCCCCGGCCCAGCCCGTCGAACGAGCATCAGGCCGTCAAGTTGATGGGAAATTTGTTTTTATGGGATAAGACAGACCTATTCCCCGTTCGGGCTGAGCTTGTCGAAGCCCTGTCCTTCTTTGCCCAAAGAGAAAAGCAGCCGTTGACCTGCGGTCGCCCTTCGGGTCGACAAGCTCAGGGCGAACGGAGGTTAGACCTAAGCGGCAATAAGCCCCATCCCAACGCCCCGCACCGCCGCCGATGTCCGGTCGGACACATCCAGCTTCCCGAATATCCGCCGCAAATAGGTGTCCACCGTCGCGGCGGACAGGTCGAGTATTTCCGCGATCACGCCGTTGCTTTTACCGCGCGCCACCCATTCCAGTATCTCCAGCTCGCGCGCCGAAAGCGACGGGCCGGGCAGGCTGAGGTCGGGCAGCAACTGGCACAGCCGCATATGCGCCGCCTGCGCGATCAGGTGCATCTCGTCGAGCGGCGCCTTGTCCAGCGCCTCCTCGCTCACCGGGTTGCCGACCGCGATCGTCCCGTTGCGGCCGCGCGGGCCGTAGACCGGCAGGTTATAGCCGTCGCCCAGCCCGACCGCATGCATCGCGTCGCGAAAGGCCGCATGCTCGTCGTCGCCCTCCAGCGCGCGGGTGCCGTCGCTCCACCGCACCGGCACACCTTGCGCGATCGCATAGGCGGGGCCGAGGTCCCGCGCGCCCCAGCCCTCGTCGATATAGCGGCGCGTCACCGCGCGGGGAAAGCCGCGATGAATGACCGTAAAGCCCCGTATCGCCCCGCGCGCCTGCGGGCTGGCGATGAAATAGGCCAGCCCCTCGAAACCCTTGGACCGGAAATAGCGGCGCAACGGGCGCCACAGCGCGCGCGGGCTCTCCGCCTGACCGATCAGATCCAGTTCCGGGACGATATCCACATTCATGCATCGATCCTCGCACGTCAGATATTCCTTGTCGCCCACCCCGCCAGAAGGCCCATCCGACTTGAAAGCGCCCCCGAGGCCGCTCGACATTCAGTTCAGGTGGAGCCGAAGCCGAAGGCGACCGTAGGTCAAAAGCGTGATTTTCGAGCATCGGAGCGCAGCGACCTACAGGGTCGTGAGCACCGAAGCACAGAAAAGCGCGCTTTGCAGGCCCGCATGGACTGAATGTCGAGCGGCCTCCTAAAGGGTTCTTACCCGCTGGTTCTCCATCCTCCTGCCGAGCATGAGTTCGCTCAGCGCCCAGACCAGCGCATCCGCGCGATCGGGGGACCGGCCCGGCCCGCAATATCCTCCGCCGATCAGCATAGCACACATCTGGTCCTCCATCTCGGGAAAAGCACCGGCATGGGCGACGCGCCCGCGTTCGTAGAGCGCGGCGACCGGCTCCGCCCGCGCCGCCTTGCCCCGGCTTGCATGCACCAGCCGCAGCGGCAGGTCCGCCTGCGCGGCGCGCAGCACGCTGCCCACCATCTCGCCGCCATTATTGGCCTCCGCGACGATCCGGTCCGCGCCGTGCCGCATCGCCAGCGCGACGACGCGCGCGGCCCAGCCTTCCGGGCTGACGCCCGCGACCGTGCCGTCCTCGATCACATAGGCGCGCCCGTCCGCGCCCAGCCCGGCGGCGACGATGCCGCAGGCGTCGCCCGTGCTCGACGCGGGCGGGTCGACCGCGACGACGACCCGGTTCAGCGCCACGCCGCCCGGCTGCGCCAGCGCATCGCGCCGCACCCGGCACCGCTCGATCAGCGCACGCGTCCACAGCGCGCCCTCCGGCTCCTCGATCAGCTCGCCGTCCAGCTCCTGCCGCCCCAGCACCGTGCCGCCGTAATCGCGCTCCATCGCCGCGAGGAAGGCGGGCGGCAGATGGGCGCGGTTGTCCCGCGTCGCCCCGCGCGTCACCACCACGCCGCCCTGCGCGATCAGCCGCCGGATCAGCGGCACCGGGCGCGGCGTCGTCGTCGCCAGCAGGCGCGGCGTCCGGCCGAGCCGCAGGCCGAGCATCAGATTGTCCCACGCCGCCTCGCCGTTCGCCCATTTGGCGATCTCGTCGGCCCAGCCATGGGTGAATTGCGGGCCGCGCAGCGAGTCCGGGTCGGCCGCGCCGAACAGCATCGCCTGCGCGCCCGATTTCCACACCAGCCGCCGCAGCGCCGGATGCCAGATCGGCCGGTCCCACCAGGGCGCGATGGCGAGAAGGCCGCTTTCCCCCTCCACCATCACGCTGCGCGCCTCATGCAGGCTCGCGCCGACCAGCGCGATGCGCGCGCCGCCGTCCGCTTCCGCGATCGACCGCACCCATTCCGCCCCGGCCCGCGTCTTGCCGAAGCCGCGCCCGGCCAGCATCAGCCACAGCCGCCAGTCGCCCGGCGGAGGCAGTTGCTCCGGCCGCGCATGCACCGCCCAGTCGTGCAGCAGCGTCATCCGCCCGACCTCGCCGATCTGGTCGAGAAAGGCCGCGAGGCGATCGGGCGGCCAGTCGGCCAGTTCCTCCCATTGCGAGCGGCTCATGCCTCGCCGTCCTCCGCACCGCCCGCCGCATCGCCCGCCGCATCGGGCCGCATCGCCGCGATCCGCCGCTGGATCTCCGACCGCACGTCCGCGCCGCCCGGCTCGCCTTCATCCGCCCGCCTGCCCTTTTCCGCGCGATAGGCATCGACGGTGCCCCTGTGCGCCAGCAGCAGGCGCAGCGCGACCGCATGGGGAAAGCTGTGCACCCGCTTGGTGCGCCGCCCGCCCTCGCCCTTGCCGTCCTCCACCGTCTCGGTGGTTTCCGTGCCGTGGATCGCCTGCCGCAGCAGCAGCATCTCCAGCTCGGCATAGCCCTGCTCCAGCGCCTCGGCCCATTGCGCCGCAAAGGCCGGGTCGCGCCGCCGGTATGCATAGATCTGGCCGGGATGGACGCCGACGCGCCGCGCCGCCTCCATCACGTTGCAGCTCGCCTGCAACTCCTCGATGAACTGCGCCTGCCGCTTCGCCGTCCAGCGGGTCCTTTTCTGTTTCCGGCGCTGCACGCCGCCGGACACGCCCCGCTGCAACACCAGCCCCGCGCTCTTCCTCCGTCCGCCGCCCTTTCCCTCGACCGCCATCATGCCTCCGGTTCCGCGCGAAAGGGACGGCAACGCAAAAGGGCCGGAAAACCGTCACCGGTCCCAGCCCTTCCCGCCGCCGCCCCGCGGCGCGACTCAGATTTTTCCACTGTCGCAACATGTGCCAGAACAGCGTGACGATGTCAAGATAAAATTACCAAATAGGTTAATCCTTCTCTCTCTTGGGCGAGGAGCACAGGCCGCCGGTCGTGACGATTGACCGGAAACAAGGCGATGTACCAAGCCAATCGCGTCCATCCTGCCCCGCCTCACTCGTCACCCGACGCAGGCTGGGGTTTCCGGTTCCGGGGCGGTTATGCGACATCGCGCGTTAAAGGAGTTCACGCGGAGGCTCGGAGACGCAGAGAATAGTATTGCGAAGCATTTCTTCTCGTCCCGGCAGTTGCGATTTGAGGCGGCACGGACACGAAGGGCCTGCGGCTCATCCCCTCTCCGCGTCTCCGCGTGATACTATCTGCCCGGCCGGTCGCGCCGTTCGCGGCCGGAACCAGCTACATCCCCGTCCCCCGGCTCGGGCACGATCAGCCGCGCGATGAAGCCGCCCGCCGGGTCGTTGCGGAATTCCAGCTTTCCCCCGAAGCGCTCCATGATCTGGTGCGCGGTCGGGATGCCGAGGCCGAAACCGGCGGTGTCGCGCGGGCGGGCCTCGTCCACGCGGAAAAAAGGATCGCGCACCCGCTCGAAATATTCCTCGGCCAGCCCCGGCCCGTCGTCGGCGATCTCGATCATCCAGCGGTCGCCCAGCGTGCCCACCCGCACCTCGGCCCGCGTGCCGTGATGCAGCGCATTGTCGATCAGCGGCTGCACCGCCATCGCCAGCGGCTCGCGCCAGGTCGTCACCGGTGCCTGCGCGGGCGCGATCAGGCTCGCCTGCTCGCCCAGCGGCGCCAGCATGTCGCGCACCATCGGCACCAGATCGACCGGCTCCGGCGCGCCGCCCTCCAGATGCTGCGCGCGCAGGAAGCGCTGGAGCGACATCAGCAGCGCCTCCATCTCGTCCGCGCTGGTGCTGACGATCTTGGCGATCTCGCTCTCGCCCATGAAGTCGGACGCCAGCTTCAGCCGGCTCAGCGGCGTGCGCAGGTCATGGCTGATCGCCTCGAACGATCGCGCCTGGTCCTCCTCCAGCCCGGCGATGCGCGCCTGCATGTCGTTGAACGAGCGGGCGAGGTTGCGCAGGTCGGCGGGGCCGCTTTCGCGGATCGGCGCCAGCTTCTGGCCGTGGCTCAGCGTCTCGGCGGCTTCGGACAATTTGCGCAGCGGCGCCGTCAGCACGCGCAGCGCATAGACGCCCACGCCCACGGCGATCAGCGTGATGAGCAGGGTCATGACCATCGCCCGCAGCGCGATCGGCCAGCCGGTCGAGATATCGCGCGAGCGGAAATTCAGCCATGTCTCGTCATCGAGCCGCATCGCGCCGACCAGATCGCGGCTGCCATAGGGCTTGCGCTCTATATCGAGCAGCAGCGTCTGCCGCGCCAGATCCGGCTCCCACTTCAATATGCGCCGCCGGATGTCCGCGACGTCGCCCTCCTTCCCCATCGCGCGGATCGACGGGGTCGCGGCGGTGGCGGCGTGGAGATGATGGGTGCTCATCACCCCGGCGGTCAGGCCGGGGTCCAGATCATGCACGCGATGGCTGACGACCAGCAGTTCGGCCACGCGGCGCGCATGGTCCTCCTGCACCGATTGCCGGTCTATCGCCTCGTAGAACAGGGTACTTGCTACCACCTCGACGATGCCGACCGCGAGGATCAGCAGCATCGCATAGCCGACGAACCGGTGCGGCCGCAGCCGCCCCCGGATCAGCCCTTCCCGGTTCTGGCCTTCCCGGTTCTGGCCTTCCGTGTTTCCGGTGCTGTTCCGGCGCCCCGTCAATCGCGGCGGACCTTGTCGATGGTGAGCACGCGCTCCTTGCCGCCGCGATCGGGCCAGAGAATCGCCTGCCCCTCGCGCAGGCCGATCAGCCCCGCCCCCACCGGCGTCAGGATGGAGATGCGCCCGTCGGCGATGTCGGCATCCTTGGGATAGACCAGCTGCACCACCCGCCGCGCGCCGGTCGCGCCATCGGTGAACTCGACCGTCGACTGCATCGTCACCACGTCGGCGGGGATGGTCTTCGCGCTATGGATATGCGCGCGCGCGATTTCCTTGAGCAGCATCTCGCTCACCTGCGGCAGCCGCTCCTCCACGCCGAGCGCGAGGTCGGTCAGCGCGTCGGCCTCGCTGTCGATCATGTGAACGGGGGGGCGGCGCGCCGCCTTGCTGTTGGTCATGCTGGTACGTCCTTTGTCCAAATATCCGTGCCGGGCCGGCTGGGCGAGGCGGGCACGATTTCCATCCGATCGGTTCAGCCCCAGGCTCAGGGCAGGGTGCACCGAACCTGGGGCTGGACGCCCGCAAGCAGCTGTCCTCCGTCATGGCGGAAGTGGAAAGGACGAATGGATGCCGTCATGGGCGAAGGATGTCACCGGAAGCAGGGCAAGTCAATTTCCTCTATGCGAGGGAGGCGCCGGGCTGGGTCATGACTTCGGGGGAGAGCGCCCCTTTCTCCCTCCCCACCCCATCCCTACCCCTTCGTCACCCCACCGCAGGCCGGGGTCGCACGCCATGTCGCGCGCCGCCGCACAGATGCCAGCCTGCGCTGGCATGACGGCAGATCAAGGTCCGCCACCCGCCCCCGACCGGACCGCCGCCCGCCGCGATATCCCTCTGGCCTCGCCTGCCCATTTCCGCTACCTCCCCTGCCGATGCTGACTTTTCTGTACCAGTGGATGCTGGCCAAGGCCGCCCATCGCCATGCCGATCGCTGGCTCGCCGCCATC